AGCGTTGCCGTTGCCGTTCTGTCGCTTCCCGTTACGGATACCTTTACCTCGCCCACGCGCGGGTCGCGGTTGCCCGTGTTGTCGGGAGCGGTAACCGTTATCGGGGTGACGTCTACACCGCCCATGGTGGAGGGGGATCCCAAGTTCACCGTAAATCCGTTCGCGGTTCCTCCGATGACCGGAACGACCCCGACTTGCGTAATCGCCGTAAAGGTCAGCGCTTCGCCTTCCGCACGGAATACCAGCGAATTCGGTACCACCATCAATTCCTGCGCTTTCGGTCCCTGTGCCGTCGTTATTTTGTCTGACCATATTACCGCCTCGTCTTCGAAAGGCATTACGAAGCCCAAACGCATGCGGCCCTTGATAAATACCTTATCTTCGTTCGGTTTCGGGAAGTTTCCGAGTTCGATCTCCTCCAAATCGCTCATCATGTCGGTTAACAGAAAGGCGTTCTTACTGTCGTATCCTATAAGCGTGTTGTTGTCCATCCCTTTTGCGGGGACGAATTCCACACCGAGGTAATAAAGACGCGGGTTTTTCTTGTCCGTGTCGTCCAGGGTCCAGGAAACCGCGATTACCTGGTTGTTCTTATCGGCCAGTGCAGCTCTGATCTTGCGCCTGGTGGCGTAGCTCCCCAGGATAAACAGTTCCCCCGCGTCTTCACTCTGCAGCACTTCTTCGGGGAAAGCGTCGTACACTTCTTCTATTGCGTCCAAAACGTTTGCTTTGGTAATGGTCGTACCTACTACCTGGATTGCTTCTGAACTGTTAATTAGGGTGGTCAGCATCCCGTTGAATTGGTTCGGGTCGTTGTTCTCGTCCCCCGCCACTACCATTTCCTCAATTTCGTTGGAAAGGGCAATGGCCAGCAATTGAAGCGTTGCCGCTTCCAATTCCGCGGGAAGACTTTCGTTTTTTGCCCCGGGGCTCAATTCGTATAACGTGCGTTTGTTTTCCAACTCGTCGATACACTGCTCCAGGTTTATTTTATACGTTTTTATTTTGGCCGTCTTTTCCGACAGCTTGATTATCTGGTTGGGGATCCACGCGCAATCCTTACCGTCGATCTGTAAAACCTTGTTTTCAAGGTCTATCATACTCAACAGCTCGTCGCCTTTAATACCCGTCAGGGCACGGATGTAGCCCCCTTGAATCAAACGACCCCCGAACGCCGCACGGGTGAACCATTCCGGGTTCTCCTTCGTCGTATAGGTCAAGCCGTTAATATCAAACATGTTTGCCATTTGAATTTTCGTTATGCGTTTCTTTTTTCGAATCGTTCTCTCCTGTTTTTGATTACCGCGGCCATTTTATCCGTGTAACTCAATTCCGCTTTTTTCTTTTCCGCAGCCGGTTCCGCTTTGGATGCGGAGGGTTGCTTCTTAAGTTCCGCCAACTCTTTCTCCAACGCCGCTATTTTGGCGGCCTTCGGGTCTTTCTTTGCAAAAAGCTGTTTGGCTCTTTCTTTCGCTTTTTTCTGTTTCGCCAGCTCTGCCGCCGCCGCTTCGGGCTCCGCTCCCTCGGGTTCCGGTTCGGTAATAACCATCATACCGCTGTCGTCGACCACCAAAAAATTCCCGTCCGTAAGGGCGTGTTCTCCCGCAGGCATTTGTTCGCCGTCCAGGGTACAGAATCCTTCTTCGTCGACCCATACTTCGCCGCCTCCGGAGAGTTCGAAAATAAGATAGGGGTCTCCGCTCCCGGTTTCGTCTTTTGCCGCTTCGTCGGCAAGATCTTCCGTTGCCGCTTCCGTATCGCCTTCCAGCATGGCAGCCATTGTTCGGAAAAAAGCGGGAAGACCCTTTCCGTTCGGTTTTGCCCCGACCGGTTTTTTTACATTTTTTTTCATACTCACGTTGTTAAAATTAAATATACCTTCCAGTGAAAATCCTTTTACATTCCCCGTCAGCACTTCGTTGCGCCAGTATTGCGCGTCTCCCACCTTGTAAGAAGCCACCAACGTACCCGCGGGTAATTCCCCCAGGCCCAGCGCGACGGATTTATCCCGCTTGGGGTCTTTTACGGTCCATATTTCCGTTAAATAATTACCTTTCAGGGGTTTCTCGTGCCGGTGCGTCGTATTGTTGAGAGCGACACCCGTCTTCATCATTTTTTGTGCGATTTTTTCGATTTCTTCCGCGGAAAATTTCAGATAGTACTCTCCGAGGCGGTCGTCGAACCTGTAAACCAGCTGATCGGGGACCAGCACGGGCCCCGTAAGTATCTGTTTTTGTTTGTTAAGCGCCAGTTTCGCCCGCTGCTTACGCAAGGCGACAAAATTTTTTTCAATCGCGGGCCACTCCACGAACGAAACGGCGTAAATTCCCGTATTGTCGGAAATTTGTATCTTGGCTTCGTAGACGGGTATCTTTGTTTCCATACCCTAAAGACTGAAAAAGGCAAAAAATTGTCTAATACCCCGAAATGTCCCTTACGGCGGTTACCGTTTCGCTCGCGTCGAGAATATCCGTAACGGCTACCACGGGCGAAAATTCTATGTTTTCGATCGCTTGCAATATCCTGTCTTCTCCCGTTACGGGTGCATCGGAAACACTCACGGGAACACCCGGGATAACCCCCGTCAGATCGGCGAGGGTTACTGTTCTGCGCGCGTTGTTTATGAACTCCACAAGGTCGGAATTCGCGGCGGTACTTCGTTTGTTTACGACGTACTCCCCGCCCTCCACTTCTATGTTCGTCCCGTGTATCCGAGCACCTCCTTCGGAGTGGGAGGGCCCTTTTATCAATCCGCCGTCCTCCATTTTGGAAAGTTGGCGGGTCATTATACCCACCTGCGCGGCGCCCATGGCACCTACTACCCCCGCAACAAAAAGATTGAGAGGGAAAATAAGACCTAAAGCCTGTATAACCGACCGCGCCACCCCCGCGACGGCTCCCGCTATATCGCTTATAAGGTTGTTCTTTTTTATCTGTTTTTCTTTCTTCGCTATTTCCGCTTCCCGCTTCTCTTTTTCTTTCGCCAACCGTTTCTCCTCCTTATCGAGTTCGTTACGGGCCTCCATTTCTCTGTTAAGCTGTTCACGCAGAGCAAGCGCCGTTCCCCCCGTTGCGTTTTGCAACTGTTTCTCCAGTTCTTCCGATCGTTTTACTGCGTCCTCGCGCAACTTTTTTACCTCTTCGTACCGTTCGTTGACGACCCCCAAACTCTCGTTAAGGTCTTCGATCTGTACTTCCAGATTCATCGAGAACGTATCCAGAACGGAACTTATCGCCGTGCTTGCCGCTTCCGCGTAGACGGCTATTTTTTCGAACAGCTCCCGAAAATATTCGGTTATCAAGTCGTTTGAGGTTTTTGTATTTTCCTCTCTCTGTTTATTCGTTTCTTGCAGTTTTGTATTCAACTCCAGGTTTGCCGTTTCGTATTCCTGCAAGGCTTCTTCGTATTCGGGCGTCCCTTCTTTCAAACTTGAAAGGTTTTTTTCGTGGGATTCCTTTAACGCGGTTTGCGCCCTTTCCAAGCCCTTTATATATTCGTCCAACGCCTTATCCGCTTCCGCAAGATTAGCCCGCGTAGCAGTAATGTCGATAAGTTGCAGCCCGTTTTTTTGACGGGAAATTATCTCGCCGATTCCCGCCGTTGCTTTTTCCAGATCGAGTTCCGTACGGGACAGAAGGAGCTCGTTTCTTTTTCGTTCGTCCCCCAACCTCTTGTTGAGTAACTCTTTCCTCTTATCTTCCGCCTCCTTTTCGGCGTTTTCTTCGTCACTCCTTATCTTGTCCCTGTCGGCCGCTATGCGCGCATCAATGTTGTTTATAATGTCTCGAAGCGCCTGTCTTCCTTTTTCCGTGAGCGTTTTGTCCTCGTCGATCTGTTTTTGCAGATCGTCGCGCATTCGGGAGTATTTTATAGTTGTCTCCACCCGTCTTCTTTCGAACTCGTTAAAGATAAGGGCGGTTTTATCGTCTTCGGCCTTTCTTATAAGTTCCGTTTCTTTTTTTAATGTGTCCGCCGTGTCTTTTCGGGTACTGCCCGAAGATTTTTTATTTTCGTCTCTCAGTCTTTTGTTATGCTGCGCCTGTTCTTTTTCGTATTGTTTCCAATTATAAAGTGCGTTGTACCCCAATTCCTTTGCGTGCTCAATATAGGCTTGGGACTGCTTTTTTATCTGTTCGGCCTGCTCTCTCTCTACCGATGCGGTTACACCGGCGACGTCGAAAGCCCACTTTTGCAGCCGGGAAAGATACCCCGCCCTTTCTTTTTCTTCCGAGTCCATAATTCCCGCTATTTCGAAATACCATTTTTGTATACTGGACAGGGTTCCGTTGTATTCTTTATCTATCTCATCCAGATTTTTCTTAAGCTCTTTATTAATTCCGATAAAGGCCTCTTTTCCCGAGGCGGACAACCTTTGTAAATTAGCTTGGTATTCCGTTATCTTTTCGTTAGCCAGGTCAATGTCTACTTGTACATCCTGTATTTTACGCACCATGTCATCGTGAGCGTCCGCGGCTTCTTGAGTGGACCAGGTTGTACCGTCCAGTTCACTCTTGAAACGAGAGACACTTTCCGAAGCTTCGTCCGTCGCATCCTTGGCGTCCCTCGTTTTATAAATATACGCGCCTATCGCACCTGCGGCCGCCACGGCGGCGGAAGCAAGCAATACGTACGGGTTAGCCTTGGAAACGGCGTTAAACACTTTTTGAGCCGCGGTAGCCGCTATCGTGTTTTTTGTCGAGAGGGCGATGGCGGTTGCCCGGGCCCTTACCTGTAACATGTGTATACGGTCCGCGGCGGTGGATAGTATGGTGGTCACTATGTTACTTTTTAACAGGTTCGTATTAACCCCCTGAACAACGGCAAGCCCCAACATTGCCTTTTGCAGGTTTGCCGCCTGCTCCGCGTTTTCCTCCGTATTGGCCCCGAACATCGCCATAAGTTGGTTCGAGGACGCCATGGTTTGAGCAAAACCCATCGCGGACTGGCTTGCCCCTTCTATTCCTCCGCTCAATCTTCCGAGGCCTTCCAAAGCACGGCCGTAGTTCCCTACGCTGTCTTGGAATTGCCCTGCGCTTTCTTTCAATTTTTTGTACTCCTCATCCAGTTGCCTTATCTGTACAAGCATCTTCCCGCCGACTTCCCAGTTTTCCCGTTCTGCCGCACTTAGGTTATAATATTCGTTTCTCAACTGGTTCAATCTTAACCCTATCTGTCTTACGGAGCCGTCCGCCTGCGCATTTATCTGTACCTGCCTCGTTACTTCTCTTGTCACTTCCCGCAGGGCCGTGGTTGCTTCTATCTGCCGTATGTTTGCATCGCTCCGTGTATGTGCCGCCCTGCCGATTGTCTCCGACAGTCTGCGTTCCGCCCTCTCTTCCTCTGCAATTGCCGCATTCCTTTCACGGGAAGCGCGGGAGGCGTTTTCCGTTGCGGCGCCTGCTTGTGCGGTTGTCCTATTCAGACGGGCAATGCTTTCTTCCAATCGGGTCGTATCGGCTGCGCTTTGCGTTGCACCGTTTACGGTTATGTTATACCCCTGCGTTTTCTGCATGGCCTTATCCAGCCTTTTCAGTACGTCCTCCAACTTTGTAACGTCCGTAACGCTTTGCGTTACCCCGTTTATCTTTATCTTATACTCTTTTACTCCCTTTGCCATTATATTCTGCGTATAAGTTTGATTTTCGTTTTGTTTCGTCCCGTCGGGTCGTATCCCGAGAGTTCGGCCACATAGTACAGGTCACCGTTGAACATGACCGAGAGAGACCCGTTAAGCCGTTCGTACTGTTCGGGTGTCAGATACCCTTCCGCTTCCGTGTAATGCGAGCTTCCGTCCGCCAACAGCGTGAAATAATTGGCAGTTATCGTAAGTTTTTCGTCTTTGTAGTTCAGTATGTTCCTTCCCTCCAGAAGCCCTTTTACCTTTGCCAATCTCACGTAAGCGCGTCCGAAAGGAAAGAAGTCGGGGAATACTCCGTTTGCATACCAGAAGCGCAGAGCCGAATCGGTATACCTTTTCGTCATTGCAGCCCCGTATTCTTCGGAGGGTTCCCACACTTCGTGCTTGGATATTACCGGTACGGAAACGGGCCCGAAATAACCTGTTATATCCTTGAACCAGTTGTAGGAAAAAAAACTTTTCTGTTCCACGGTTTTGTCTTCGCCCGAGCCTGTCGATATTTCGCCTCCTCCGTTTTCTCCCGTTAAAAAATATCCTTCTTCCTCCGTATCGGAAGTGAAACCGATCTTATACAGGGAAGGGAGCCCGAGCGGTGTGTTTATCCGCTCCCTTACCGACGTAATGCCGTCCAGGTTCACGTACAGCGGCGAAACCATTTTTTTGTAGGCATCCAGGGAAAAAAGGTTTCCCCCTTTTGAAGTCAATTGCAAATTGAACGCCTTGCAAAGATTCTCCAAAAAGTCGTTTGTTTTAATTTCGGAAGGAAGGAATTTAATCAGATCGATACCCCCTTTTTCGAAATCTGACGGGGAGTCCCAAGACATGGGGCCCGTGCTTACGTTATAATCGTTTACTTTCACCCAGTCGGGTGTAATCTTAAAAGGGTTTATTTCCAGCTCGAAATTAACGTCATCGATTATTACGGACCCCCAATTGAATTTAGTATGGTGATTGCTTCTTCTTCTGTCTCCCGCTTCCGTCACCAGGACGACGGTTAAAGACTCCCCCTTATCGAGCCATATAACGGTACTTGCCTGTCCGTTTCCCGCGTATGCAAGCGGAACGTTTATGTAGGTACCGTCCGCACCGGTTACCGCAACACGGTACTTGTCTTTAAGTTCCCATACAAGATCGGGGGCGTCCGTATCGTTCGGGTTCGCAGTTTCTTCGGAGTCGTAACTCCAATAATGGTTACGCCAGTCCGTAGCCGCAATTATTTTTTTAGTTTGTTCGAACTTCGGGTCCCAACTGTACCCGTTTTTTATTGCGAGTACCGCGCCTATTTTTTCGTTTTTAGGGTCGAACTCGGGCAGTCTCTCGTTTATCTCCGCCCCCAGGTTGCGGTCGTTCGCCGATCTCCCCCAACGGAAACCGTTTATTAACTTTTCCTCACTGGCAGGGTCCACGAACAACACCCCGTTGCGAAGCGGGTACCATTTCGGCCAATTGGCCGTGGACCCGTTGGAAAGATCGGAATTTTGATTAAAGTTGGGATAGTTGAACGTACCGGACAATACTTTACTGTGCAGTCCGAAATCGCCCGTACCGAAGTCTCGCAGTACTTCGATCTCATAACGCTTCTTTTCAAAATAATTATTTCGCTCGCTGTCCTTTTCCGTTCGGGCACCTATCCAGTTTTGCCCCGTCCCCGGGTCCCTCACGGTAGTGTCTTCTCCCCCTACGTGGAGCCTGATATCCGCTTTGAACCTTACTTTGTAAAGTCCCGAGCGGGGAACCGTAACCGTCAAATGCTTACGGACGTAACGCGGGTCGTTTTCGTCCGTATTCGTTTGTGTAAATACGGTGTTGGTCCCCGCATCTTCAACGGCCTGTATAACTGTATTATTCGCATTCAGCAGATCGACGGTATAAAACTCTCCCAGATCATTGGAAGCGTTGTAAAGTTCCCTTTCGAAAATGTAACCGCTTTCCGCGCCGGGAAAGCCCCTTATACTTTTAAAATTCCCTTTTACAAGTACACGCGCCAAATCGCCCCACGGCCAGGGTTGTACGTAATCCGTCGGGTTTTTGTAACTCATGTACAGACCCGCCAGTCTTTCATCGTCGAAGGCGTTCCCCTCGATACGATACCCTGCATTTCGAAATACGGCCTTTACGGTTTCAAGCACATTGACGGAGGGCGGTATATCCTCTATTCCGAAACGTACCGTATCGTCTATAATTATCCGGTTGGAATAATTCCCCTCCCTGTCGGGTACTTTCGGAAGCAACCCGTAAAGAACGAGGGGAAAGATCGCGGGGTAATTCCCCGCCTTGTTTATCTCCGATATCGCGTTCCATGTGTTTGACCAGGGTGTAAAGTCCAGAAAGAAAGAACCGTTTTCGTTCATGTTCTTTTCTCCGAAAATATCGCGTATCGTTTTCGGCGCCGGCAGGTATAAATTTCCCTTATACCCCCTGCGAGATATTTCGGAAAGTCGGAACTTTCCCGAGAAGACCCTCAGACCGTTTATGGTCAGTTCCGCGGTATATTTCCCGCCGAACCGGTTACCCGTTTCCTCCGTGTTTGCATAACCGAAAATTTCGTTATTGTTATGCGTGGAGGGGAGCGAAACGGAATAACTGTACTGTGAATCTTTCGGGGCCAATTCCTCCGGATTGATAAGCCGCCTGTTGAGCCTTACGGAGAATCCCGAATCCGTATCGCACAATCTGTTATTTATGTACAATTCAATCATATCTGTATTTTTCTCCGAGTCTGTACTTTATCGTCGGTCTGTGCAGGTTCCTGTCCGCATCGGACACGTTTAATGTAAAGTCTTCGATTATTACGTAATTCCCTTCACCGTCCAGCACGACACGGGATGCTGCCAATTCTTTAAGCCACAGCGCGACTTCATCCGTTACGGGCGAACCTTCCGCCGTAAAGGAGTTCTCCAAAACGGAGGAATAAACTTTTTCGGGAGAATCCCCGCGCCCGTAATCGGGCGTCACCGTTTTGTCGTAAGTCTCGTAAGAAGGCTTTATCTCGTCCCGCAGGCCCGTATCGAAGTTGAAAGTATCCCACCCTCCGAGCCGGTTTATAAAAAAGAACTGCCGTACACCGTGCAGGCATTCGGGCAAAACGATATACTCCGTTTCATTCGATACGCGGGAGTTTCCGCGCGCCAATCCGACTTTTAATATTCCCGTTTTCGGGTACGCATCCAACAAAGGGGTAAAATCCAGCAGGCAGGTGTTTACAACCGAAAACGCCGCCCTTGTTCTCTCGTGGCCGTACATCGCCCCAAGGTATTCCCCGCTTGTCGTATACGCCCGCATTACGACCCGTAACGTAAAATTTACCGGTGAGGGGGCGCCCCTTTGCGGGTCCTCGAATATGAAGTTTATAAATTCCTTTTGCCCGCGAACGTAAGGCGTGCGGGGTTTTTCCGTTAAAAGTCTTATGGCGTTTCCGTTGTAAACATACGGGGACAAATCGTTTTTTTCCGAGGGCTTCCCGTATCCGTGTACGGTATAAAGTGCGTTGGAATAGTAAAACGGGAAGGAATTAGCCCCCTTTACTTTTGCCACGAAACGGAATGTTTGCCACGTTCCCGCATCGAACCATCCCGTGTAAGAAGGGGGCGCGTTATACCCTCCGTATTGAGAAAACAGAGAATTGAGCTCAAACCAAACGGGTGTACCCGCGTAGGTCTTTTTCAGAACGGTTACGTACCTGCCGAGCTTATCCTGCGTTACGGGCCTGTCGTTCTCCCCGGGGAAAATATCCGCATCCGCGTAAATATCCAAGTCNATCTCCACNGTAGAANTTTCACCGCTTATCGAATCGTTGTTTTTTGAAATTAAATTGACGGGGNNTATCGTATATGCCGCNNTTCCCGGGTCTCCCGAAGCTTCCAATATTATGTTAAACGCCGTTCCCGCGCCTTTGCTTTTTATATAAACGGTTGATCCGTTAACGGGGGTGTTTCCGGCCCAGACGGCGGGGACGGACACTTCGAAATTTGCGTTAACCCAATCGTCCGATATTAAAGCGATGTGAAGGTTTTCCGCCGTGTCGGACGTGTTCTCAGAAACGAAGAAGACGGAGCCGCCCGCTTCGGTCGGATCCGTCGTCCCGCGGTAGGACCTGACGTCTCCTTCCGCGTTCGTAATCCGCAGTTCCGTAACTTCCGGTATATTGCCCGAAAAAGATGGGGTGATGTTTATCCGTATTCTTGTTTCGTAGTAAAGTTTTTGCGTGGTTTTGCTCGAAAACCGTACAAAATTCGGAACCCCCGCAAGCGTTATCCTGCCCGGCTCCTCAATATTCGCTATATTTCTGCTTACGTATCCCATGCTTATGTATAGTTAAAAAACCTGTCCAACTCCTTTGTTATTTCTCCGTAAATCGTATCGGCCCAATCGTCGGAAAAAAGGCCGTCCATCTCTTTGTCCATTGTAGCGAAGATTGGACGCCCTTCGTGCCCGTCTCTCCATATTGCCGTAGAGACAGCCCACAGGGTATCGACGTCCGTGGGTATTCCGTTTTTTGCCGCCCATTCTTTCAGTACGCTTATCGGCGGTTTCTTCTTGTATTTCTTCGGCCTGTCCCATTCCAAATAAACCACGTAATTGTTAAAAAGGGCCTTTATCACGGGGTCTTCCCCCGTAACGGTCGTTATCGATGCCGCCAGATCACCTTTAAGCGTGCTGTCCCGCAGGGTGTTCTTCCCTATCTTTTTGTTCACGCCGACACGGTCATCCTCCAGTACGGCCGCCGCCAATGCCAACAGGTCGTCGGCGATCTTCTCTATCGCTTTCCGCACCCCTTTCATTTTACACTGAATTCGGGAAGCCCCGGGGCTCCGTTGAACACCGCGCAGCCGTTCGGGTTATCCGTATCGAAGTCGGGAAGGGCCGCACCCTTTTCGAATTCTTTGTCGGGGTCGAAATCTTCGCTACACCTGTCAACGGGGTTAGCCCCGACAAGCGTGTAGGTAAACCGTACCCCCGCCGAGTTATTGTCGTAATAATCCCGAAGGGTCAGGAAAGAAAAGTCCCGCAGTCCGACGCCCGTACCGCTTCTTGTCTGTTTTATCTTTTCCGCGAATACCAGGCCCGTGTCAATCATTTCGTTTTGTATGCGCGGCACGTCTTCCTCCCGCACGGGTATGTCCGTAAAGTCGACGTTTACGGTGTATTGAACGGTGTTGTTATCCGAATTGCCGTATATGGGGTCATCCACCCATACAAGCGGATAAAATTCGTTTCCCGCGCCTTTTTCGTACCCTTTCCCGTATATGAACCCCTTTATTTTTTTGTGTTGCCGGGCCAACTCTCGAAATAATTCAATCATATTGTTTCCTGGTTTTAGTCGTTAACCTGTCCAACTTCCTCTGCGCTTCTTCCGCGTATTCCCTGTCCCTGCGGTATTGCAGGAACGTAAATACTTCCGTAACCGCAAGTGAAGTAATCTTATCGAAATCCGATATTTTATTTTCCGCCAACTCCGCGATAATCTTGTACCACCCCCAGGCACCGGCAAATTTTTTGTACTCCGGGGCAACAGGTCGGCCAGTTGCGAGAGGCGTAAATATGCTTCCGTACGTTTCTCGTATGCGTCCCTGCACGCCAAAAAAAAAAGCCAGCGCCCCCGAAACGGCGGAAACGGGAGCGGAAGAAAAAAGTTTCTCCCGTTCTTCGTTATTGCCGCAGTCGTACTTTTCTCCCGCGGGGCGGCATACGATCGCGAGCACTCCCGCGAGTACGTTCTCCCCTCTCTTCTGCACTTCGTCCGCGTCCACCCATTCGCCGAGCGTGAGCGTTTCTTCCGTGTTTACGAAATACTTCACACCTCCGATCTGTACAAAAGAGGACGGCGTAAAAGGGTCATCCGAAAACAGGAAAGATATTTTATCCGCGATACGGTTGAACACCTCCACGGGCAGATAATTAAGTGTGTCGGTTTTACACACGCGGGCGGCGAAGTCCGCCAGGTCCCGCGCGGTTTCGGGTTTCAACTTTGAAATTTCTTCGTAGTGTCCGAGCGTTATATCCCCCCAACCTTCGGGCACTTCTAATCTTTTATCGTTTATTTCCAGTACTTCCATACCCTAAAGACAAATTTTCCCGCTTTTTTGTCTTTAGGGTATGGAAACAACAATAATAAATTTATCGGCGAACTCGGGGCCCGCTTATCCTAAAATCACATTAAACAAATCAGGCGGTTGGATAGGATTCGGGGATAAGAACCAATTCCCGCAGGATATACTCGACTGTAACAGCAAAAGCCCCGTTAACAGTTCGATAATCGAAAGTACCGTTACCTATATTTGCGGGAAAGGGATAAGGGACAGCCAAGCCAATGCGGATAAGTACGTCGGCGTTCCCAACCACCTGGAAAGTTGGGACGACTTAATAGAGAGGTTGGCGAAAGATTATAAAACTTTCGGAGGGTTCTACCTCCAGATTATACTTAACAACGGAGGTACAACCGTTTCACTGTTCCACCAGGATTTCAGCCAGGTCCGTATAGGCGAAATATCGGAAACGGGTAAACCGTTGACCTTTCGCATATCCAAAGATTGGACAAAGACTTCGGGGAAAGATAAACCCCTGGAGATTCCGGTATGGCCGGGGAGCATGTCCAACGCAAAAAAAGGCGTCGCGTATCTGTTCCATTACTGGGACTACACGCCGGGGTTGAATTATTATTGTCTTCCCGGATATTACCCCGCCCTGGAATACGTTAAAGCGGACGGGACCCTCGGACAATTCTATAACAATTCGATCAATAACGGCTTTACCCCTTCCGTTGTAATAAACATGCCTTCCAACCCGTCGGAAGAAAAAAAGGCGGAGTTTCAAAAACAAATGGAGCGTGCTTTTTCGGGTGCGAAGGGGGCATCTTCCATCGTGATACTGTGGGGGGAGAGCGACGAAGTTAAACCGGGTATCGCACCGTTTAACGCTTCCGCCAACGCGGACATTTACAACAACGTGGAAGGTATCGTTTTTCAAAAGATCGTAAGCGCCCACCGCCTCGCCAGTCCCACGCTTGCGGGTGTAAGCGGGTCTGGCAACCTGAGCGGCAACGCGGCGGAGATAATCGACGCTTACGTACTGTACAACTATACGGTAGTCGAAAAAATGCGGAGAAAAATACTCGATAAACTGAATATTTTCACCGCGATTAACGGAACGGGCGAACTGATTATCGAAGAATTGGACGTACTGCCGAAGATTCGCGAAAGCGGGGACGAGACAAAGACGGAAGAGCCCGCGACACTGACAAAAAAGAATAAATTTTTAGAAGCGATAAAAAGGATATGGAAACGGCATTAATCAACGAGGAACTTTTTAAGGAGAATTCACCCGTAAAGGAGGACACGGTAATATCGAAGTTCGTCCCTTACATCATTCTCGTCCAAAAACTATACATCGAGAAGATTCTGGGTAAGCCTCTTACCGACGAATTGAAAGTACAGGTACAAACGGACACGCTTACCCCCGCAAACAAGGCTCTTATACTTAAAATCGCCCCGTCCTTGTCGTTCTACGCCGTATACCAGGGCTTGCCTTTCCATTGGGCCAGCGTGGTTAACAAGGGCGTGACACTCCGCAACAGCGAAAACAGCGACGCAACCACATTAAAGGATATAGCGCAACTTAAAAGGTGGATAAAGGATGACGCGGAAGAATTCGCCCGCGATCTGATAGAATACCTGTGCGAGTGCAAAGATACTTATCCGCTCTGGAAGCCGACAAGGGGCTGCGGGTGCTGTCCGGAAGACACGGGGAGAGACGTAATTCCGTTCGACGCGGGTATATTCATACCGAAACGTTAACGCGATGGATTGGGTAACTGTAGGGAGCGTTATAGGAAGTCTCGGCGGGTTCGAGTTTATAAAATGGCTGGTAAACCGCAAGGCCCATATGCGGAGAGAGAACGCAACCGCAAGGGACGCGGAAGTTACGCTGCACGAAAAACAGATAGAAAGGTACGAACAGCGCCTGGCACAACGCGACGGGAAAGTAGACGCCATCTACAGGGACTTGCGCGAAGCCCAAATGCGGGAGATTGAACTGGTAAAAGAAAACAACCGTCTCAAACTGGAAATAGAATTACTCACCTATCAAAAATGCGAAGTTCGGGGCTGCGCGCAACGTAAGCCGCCGGGCTTGTATTAAGAACTTATTTACTCCAGACAACGAGCCCCGCGGTAATACCGATATGGGGCTCGATTCCTTTGGGGCCGTACCCCAATCCCACACCCGCGGAGATCGTCCAGCGCGGACGCTTATGCACCGTGTTGGTTACCGTTACGGTTTTGGGGTAGAGCTCTATGTTTGTAAGGCGCGGGTTATACCCTTCCACCGTGGCCCTATAATCCTCCGTGACGTACGTTTTCGATGAGATCGGCAAAACGTATCCGTCGCCCTGCCTTTGTATGAGCGTGTCCCTCACCGTGTCGTACCGTACGCTCGTTACGTAAACGGGTTCAGGTACGGGCGGGTAAATCGTGTCCCTCACGGTTACGGTGTCGCGAAGTACGACAGGGGCCGACGATTCGGGTTCCGCACGGAACGACCGTGACAGGAGAGCCCCGAGAGTGACGGATACGGCGACGATCAAAATAATGTAAACCGGTTTCACAGCCTTTCCCCCCTGTACGATTTGTTGTAAAGTATCTGCCTGCGATTGGGTCTTTTCCCCGTGTAGGAGAGGTGTACGAACGTCGGGTAGGCTATCATTTGATCGAAATCCAAACCGAGCCGTACGACCTCGCGCAGTACGTCGATCGGCTTTACAAATACCGTCTTACCGTCTTTTTTGTAATAAAACATATTGTCCGCCGCTTCGCCCTTCAGGTGTTGCGANCCCGCCGCACCCCCGACCAATCTGTTTACTTCGGGCGGGCGGTACCCGCTGTTTATTAAATCGCTCCACCCGGTCGCGTCGCAGATCGGCTGAAGCAAGTGAAGTACCAACGTCCGAAGGGCTGGTTTTACGTCTTCGGGTATAATTATCTTTATTCCTTTTACGGATGCCGTCGCGCTTACCGCGAATTCCTTCATTTTGAAATTTTTGCTTATCTGTTCCATACCGTTACCTTGCGGTCCCGACGGTTACGTCGAAACCTTTTTTAATGTTGCTCAATCTGTTAAGAAATACGTACCGTTCCGCATCTTTGGCGTGGTTGTGCTTGTCGATCGGCACCCCCGTGTAGTTCCCGTCCGCGTCTTTCACGTATCCGTATTTCCTGTTTTCGTCAATGCTGTTAAGCGATCGGGAGGTATAGTGCTTTTTGTATCTGTTCATTACGCGTATACCGAGGTCTATATCCTTGTTATCCGTCTTTACCGCGTTCAGCCCCGCGGACTTAAGCTCTTTTATCGACTTGGGCTCCGCGGCGTCGGCTATTACCTCAACGTCACGCAGACCCGCGTCAATAATTATTTTGGCTATATCGGGGTTGTCCAGGTTGGGCGCGTAGCCTATTTCGTCGATCCAGACTTCTCCCTTTTCCCCGAGAACGACCAGCATTATCGCGGTAGGGGAAGTCCACCCGAAGTCCAGCCCTATCCATCTTTTTTTCCACGTTTTCGGCAGATCGGACACTATGTCCCAGTTCTTAACGATAAGACCCTGTTTGCTGCCTTTACGGCCTTCCCCGAACACCTCCCACCAGTCGGGGTCGGTTTCGCGGTTGCTCTCGATTTCGGCGATTTGCGCGGCTGTCAGCATATCGTTATCCCTGTACGTGGAATCTATAAGGCGGGCGTCGGCGCGCGGCAGTATTTTCTCGTCTACCCAAAAATCGTATGAAGGGTTATAGTCCAGTATAATTTTTTCGGTGGTACGTACGGCCAAATGGCGGTACACTTCGAAAGAGACGTTTATACACTCGTTAATGAAGAGAACGTCCCGCGCCGGTCCGAGTACCTTCTCCGGGCTGTCTGCACCGAAAAACTCCAGGGAACCCTTCGGGTATCTGTAAATCTTATCCGTATCGTGCCAAGCGGCGGGGTTGTATATTCCTTCTTCCTCCAACATCTTACGAAAGTCACGGATACACCCGCGTTTCAGGTGCGGCAGCGTTTCGGATACGACGGAGATTAAGCGCGGTTTTTTTGACCGTGAAGCGATCAAATTAAGAAGCTGGAGCACCGACCAGGTTTTACTTGAACGCGTTCCGCCGCGCAACACTGCAATACGTACCGCGGGGTCCGTGTAAACGGCGAGCAGATCGGAGAAAACTTTGGTGGTTTCCATTACAGCAGGTCTTCCAATTCGCGCAAATAGGCGGCGGTTTCTTCGTCGCGCACGGATACGCGCAGAACCGTCTCGCCCGTTCCCTGTACGTTGGTGTGCTCCGCCAATCCGTTAAGACGGGCGACGATTCCCGCGTTAAACAATCCTGCGGCCGCCCCTTCTATCTGTTGCGCCCGTATCGTGTTCTCTATGCTTTCGATCGTTTCCAGCAGTTCCACCTCCGTGTCGGAAGCTTTTCCTTTTTCGATCTTATCCCTCAAATTACTTTTTGCGGAACGAAAGTAAGCGACAGACACGTTAAGGAATCTCATCAGTCCGCATATCGAGTAAAGCCGATAACAGGGCAGAGACGCTTCTTCGTAAGTACCCTTATACTTCACCAATTCCGCTTTTCTCAAAGGGTTATCGTCACAGAGTTCAAAATATTTGTACGCTTCCGCGAGCAACACGGTCGGGTCGGAGAAAATCTTATCCCGGCCGTGCTTTGTCCTCTCCTTCCACAACCGATTACCCTTCGGAAAAACGGGGCGTTCGTTCATGTCAAATCTTCGTCTTTAATCGTTGCCTTACCGCCGGGTTGCACCGATACGGTCTTTCCGTCTTCGGTGGTGTAAGTACCCACCTTTACGGCCTTTCCGTTTTCGTACTTTACCATTCCTTTGTCGGGCTCCTCACCCGGCGTAAAAAAGAACGGTTCGCCTTCCGTTACTTTGATCGTTATCGGCTCCGGTTCTTCCCCGTTGTTTTCTTTGTACCACGCTTCCAGTTTTTGCACGCGGAGTTTTAAGCAACTCGCGCACCCCTGGTGCTTTTCGTTTAACCCGAACGCCTTGTTATGGGCGTTAAACACGCGGCTGATGCTGTATGTATGCTTTGCCGCTTCTCCCAATACCTTTTTTACCTCCTCCAACAGTTCGGGAGATACCTTTTTTTCGTTACTCATAGATTTTGTATTTTAATTTCACGTACAGAAAATTCATAAAACCGAGAAGAACCCCCGCACCGGCGACACCGTACAGCGCCGTAACCGTTTCGGACACGATGCCGAGGTCGATAAACAGGGGGGAGACGACAAACGCGCAGCAGGCATTTGCCGCCGCCGTCAACCAAAACGTCATACAGGGACGACAGTTAAACGGCTTAAAATTAAAAGGGAGGGGCGCGACTTCGGTAAGAAGCCATCCCGCGATGTAAGCCAGAAACGACAGGAACAGCATTCCC